GTGCCGCCGATCACCTACCCACACGACTCGTTTGCCGCCATCGAGGAGGGGTTGGAGCCAGGCATGGCCTATCCGATCCAGGTCGGCAGCCAGGACGCCGTCAAGTCGATCTACCAGCCGCCGCCCGCCAACGCCGCCAACTACGTCTACCAGGACAAGGAGCACCGCCTCAAACGGCTGTTCTTTGTCGACTTCCCCGAGCAGACCGGCGACACCCCGCCCACGCTCGGCCAGTGGCTCGATGAGATGGCGCGCGCGCAGCGCCGCATCGGCACGAGTGGGTTGAGCTTCTGGCGCGAGGGGCCGGCGCAGTATTTCTCCCGCTTCAAATACATTCTCGAGCGCAAGGGCGTGATCCAGCGCCTGGCCGCGCGCGGCGGCGTGGTGTCGACGCGGCCGATGAACCCGACCCAGCGCGCCGCCGAGCAGCAAGAGATCGCCATGGCCGTGCGCTTCCTCGAGCTGATGAGCCAGTTCTTCCCCGAAGAGTACCGCATGTGGATCGACGGCAAGGTCACCATGCAAAACTTCCTCGCGAAAATGCGCGTGAAACTGATCGCATTCCGCAGCAAGGACCAGGTCAACGCCGCCATCGGCCAGATCCAGAAGCTGTTGCCCGCGGGCGCACCTCCGGGCGCGGGCGCGGGCGCGGGCGCCACCAACGGCGCCCAACCTCCCGCCGCCCCGCAATGACCGAAGACATCAGCGACGCCGACATCAACAGCGCGCTGGCCAATATCGGGCGCACCAGCGACGGCCGGCTGCTCTACCGCTACCTGCAGCGCGAACTCATGGGCATCGCCAGAACCAGCGAAAACGGTGCGTTGCAGGTGCACCACGGCACCCGCACTCTCGCCGCGAATTTGATGGCGCGCATGTCATCGGGGATCGCGGAGAAATCGAGTGACTACGCCAGCGCCGGCCGCTTCGACCTCATCGTCTTCACCGCCCCCAAACCCATCGACACCGGCGCCCGCCGGCAATCCGCCCGCGACTTCCTCAACAACTCCGAGCCCTCCACCTGACGGCGCTGCTGCTGCGCCTGCCGCAGCTTCCGCCCATGCTGCCCCGGCTCCAGCCGCGGCAGCGCCGTCGGCTAAAGTCCAGGTCGGCAATTACGAGGTGTCGGAAGCCGAGCTCGGCGAGTTGTTCACCGCCAAGGCCACGCACGACTCCCGCGTCGCGACGCTGCCGGCCAAGCCCGAGGACTACAAGGTCGAGCTGCCGGCCGACTTCAAGGTGCCGCAGGGCGTCGAGTTCAAGCTCGACGAGCAAAGCCCGCTGCTCGCGCAGGCACGCCAGTTTGCGCACCGCCATCAGTTGTCGCAGGCCGCCTATAGCGAACTGCTCGGCTTGTACGGCGGCTCCGTGATCGGCGATCGGCAGAACTTTGAAACCTACAAGGCCAAGGAGGTCGAGAAGCTCGGCCCCACCGGCCAGGCCCGCGTCACGGCGGTTCAGACCTTCAACCGGGGCCTCGTCGGCGATAAGGCCGCGGCCTCCCTCAACACCATGCTGGTGACCGCCGACATCGTGCAGGCCTTCGAAGGCCTGATGGCGAAGTTCGCCAGCCAGGGCGGCGGCAGCTTCTCGCAAGCGCATCGCGCCCCAGCCGACGAGGCCGGCAAGATCCCAGGCTACGAGAGCATGAATTTCCTGCAGCGGCGCGCCGCCCAAGACGCGCAGCGAAAGAAGGGCTGACGTAAATGGCAACCAACATCACCACCACCATCACTACGCCGCTCTCCTTGGTCGAGTATGCCAAGACCCTGAACGAGAACGATCCCACCCGTACCTTCGTCGAGAACATGGTCGCGCAGTCGGACGTGTTGCGGGCGATGCCGATCCTGCCCGCGTCGATGGGCAAGCGGGCGTTCATGGACATCGGCTCGTTGCCGGTCGTGGGCTTCCGCGGCCTCAACGAAGCCGGCAACCAGGGCACTGGCTCGTTCAACCTGCGCGAGGAAGACACCTTCTTCATCGACGAGTACATCTTCACCGACCGCGCGCTGATCGACCGGCTCGGCACCGAGCACAAATACCGGCAGGAGAACCTCAAGACCATCGCGCTGTCGCAGTACTTCACGCAGAACATCATCAAGGGCGACAACACCTCCAATCCGCGCACGCCCAATGGACTGCAGTCCCGCTGCGGCACCGTCGGCATCAACCTGATCCACAATTCGGCAGCCAGTGGCGGCGCGCCGCTCTCGCTCGGCGGCCTCGATCAACTGTACTGGCTGGTGAACAAGCCGACGCATTGGATCTTCCCGCGCAGCCTGATGCCCTATGTCGACATCGCAGCGCGCTCGAACTCGCTCACGAACCAGGCTTTCACCAACATGCAGGACGACTTCGGCCGGCGCATCATGGCCTATAAGGGCGTGCCGATCCTGTACGGCTACGATCCCGACGACTCGCCCGACCTGCTGCCGTTCACCGAGGTCGCCTCCGGCGGTGGCGGCGCCGTCACCTCATCGATCTACTGCGTCTCGTTCCGCGACGGCGGCGTCTACGCCATCGAGCAGACCCCGCTCTCGATCATGCCCGAGGGCCCGATGATCGGCCAGCCGTTCGACTCCACCCACATCAAGTGGGACTGGGGCATCTGCAAAGAGCACCCGCGCGCCTGCGCCCGCCTCGACTCCATCACCGCTGCCACCATCGTCGCATAGGTTGTGCAATGGCGTTGTTCTCTTTGCTGATCGACAAGCAGGGCGAAGGTTTCGGCGGCGGCAACCCGCGCGGCGAGCGCCAGCAGTTGCAAATGCTGCTGCATAAGGTGCTCGAGCAGCTCGGCGACGGCGTTAGCGTCAAGGCCGACATCCTCGGCCCCAACGATCCCACCGCCGTCATCGGCAACTGGACCTATACGCCCGTGGCAACGGACGCCGTTGCAGACGTGGCGCCAACGATCACAAGCCTGGAGCCAGCCGGCTGCACGATCGGCACTCCCGACTTCACGCTGTTCGTGCACGGGTCCGGCTTCAGCGCAGGCAGCGTCATCCACTTCGCGGGCCATGACGAACCGACAACCTACAGCGACGTAAACAGCTCGGTGTCGACCGGCGTGAAGCCGTCGCTGTGGCTCGCGCCCGCGGTCGTGCAGTGCACGGTGCGCAACGGCGCGATGGAATCGAACGCAGTCGACTTTGAATTTGCTGCCAGCGCGAAATCGAAGACCTAGCAAGGAGGGCGCAATGCCCATCACGGCAAATCTGATCCCGTCACAAGTCCCGCACTACACGCATCCCTATGACGCGACGACGGCGTTTGCCAATGCGCAGGTCATCGCCGCCACCGGCTACGCCAACAACGTGAATGCCACGCTCGATCTCGGCAGCGCGGCTCCCTCATCGGCCGCTGGGCGCACCAACTTCATGTGGGTGATCAACACCACCAACTTGAAGGTGTCGGCCAACGATGAATCGTATCGGTTTGCGCTGTTCGGCTCCAACGATAGCGCCTTCGGCAACGGCAACGTCGAACTGCTGATGATGTTCGATGCCGCCGCCGTCACCGCTGGCCGGCTGGTGACGACCATCCTCGGCCCGTCGCCTATCACTGCCGTCCCGCCGCCCGGCCGCGCCGGCCTGCAGTACGAGAAGGCCTGCAGCAACCTGCATGCCGACGTCGTGTTCCGCTATATCAAGATGTATGTCGTCGTCGGCGGGACCAGCCCCACCATCACGCTATCGTCATGGATCAGCAGCTCGGACGCAGACTTCTAAGTTCATATCAGCAGGAGTTTGCACCATGGTCGACATCAAGGGGCCGAACGTCGGCTCGCCACCGCCATCCAATCTGCAGGCGATGCAAGTCACCGCCTATCACGTCGAGAAGGGCCCGGTGGAGATGTACCGGGTCGACGCGCAGACGGCCGTCGCCAGGTTTCCCGACGAGTGGTCGCTCGAGCCGTGGCCCGACTCGGAGAAGTCCGAAGCCGCCGGCGTCGTAACCATCCCCGACGACTGGCGCGACCTGTCGTTCCCGAAGCGGCGCCAGATCGCCATGAAGCTCGGCGCGCATACCACCGTCACCGTCGCCGAAGCCGACAAGCTCATCCTGGCCGAACACGACCGCCGCGTTGCCGAAGCCAAGAAGAACGAACACGCGACAGCCGATGCCAAAAAGAACGAAGCGAAGAACGACGACGATCACCCGCGCCCGTACCGACGAACGTAGCGGTGCGTTGCCCGCGCCCGGCCTTAGCGCAAAGGCTCGGGCATGTGGCCAATAGATAAAATTGGAGTCATAAACCAGGCGCTGGCCTTGACTGGCGACAGCCTCGTCGCTGTCGCCGATGACGGCTCGCCCTCGTGGAACGTCGCCTCCGCCGCCTATGAAGTGGCCTTCGAATACGCGCTCGGCATGGCCAATTGGGCGCAGTGCACGCGCTGGCGCGAACTGACGCCGACCGGCGAGACCCCCGTCGACAACCAGTTCGACACCACCTTCGCCAAGCCGCAGGACTGCGTACACATTATACTAGTGCGGCTCAACGATGCGCCGTGCGTGTATCAGATCGTCGGCAACAAGATCGAACTACGCCGCGTCGGCGCCGGCACCGTCAAGATCAAGTACGTCTCGAGCGACGGCGCGGCCGACAAGCTACTGCGCGAGTTCTGGACGGCCATCCATAAGTTCGTGATCGCCGGCATCTATCGCGGCCTGCACGAGGACGCCGCCGAGGCCAACCTGCAGGAACGCGCGGCGATGGGCATCCTGACGCAAGCCCAGACACGCTCCGATCAGGAGAAGCCGAAACGCGCCATGTTCAACTCGCGCGTGACGGCGTCGCGTCGCATCCGTCGGCCGTGGCCGGTGACGCCAGCCGGCTGGGGTGGCACCGGAACACCGAGCTGACAATGGGAATCCCGAAACTCAACGGCGCACAGGTCGATTTCACTGGCGGCGAGGTCGACGGCAGCGCGCAGCGCAGCAACGCCCTCGCCAAGGCCGGCGTGCGCCAGGCGCGCAATTGCCGCGCGCTCAACACCGGGGGCCTGACCAACCGGCCCGGCCGGCGCGTGCTGTTCGAAGCCGTCGGCCGCGTCGACAAGGTGGTGATGGCGCCCGGCCTGTTGTTCTATCTGATCTTCGACGGAGGCACGCTGACGGTGCGCGACAACACCGGCGTCTCCGTGTTTACGACCGGCGGGCTGGCCTGGACCGCTGCCACCGCCAAGGATGTTCGCTGGGTGGTCTACGGCAACCAGATCGCCATCACCTTCCCCGGCCAGATCCCCAAGGTGCTCACGCTCAACGATGGCGGCGGTTGGTCGATCGCCGACTATGCTGAGCTCGTGCTTGGCACCCAGAAGCGCACAATCTTCTACCGGCTGGCGCCCAAGGGCATCACCATGACGGTGAGCGGCACGACCGGGCTGATCAATATCGGTTTCTCGGCGCCCGTGCTCACCGCCCCGATGGTCGGCACCCGCATCCGCTTCAACGGCCGGCAGATGACGATCGCGAGCGTCACCTCGTCGACCGTCGGCACCGCCAACGTCAACGAGTCGTTGTCGAGCAACCGGCAGGTGCTCACCATACCCACTGTCTTTCATGTTCCATCGGTCGGTGACGTGGTGGGACAGAACTCGAGCGGCGCCACCGGCGTCACGGTTACGTTCGCCGCGCCCAATCTCACCGTCGAGCTTTCGACCAACAGGCGGTTTCAGGCGGGCGACTTTGCTTACTTGGCCGGCCCCGGGTCTCCCACGATCGGTTCGGTCACCGCCGTCGCCGACGCCGCGCCAGCCGCTTCGGTCATCTGGGACCAGGAGATAATGAACGCCTCCGCCGGCTATCCGGCGTCGTGCTTCTTCGACCAGACCCGGCTCGGCTTTTGCGGGTTTCCGGCGGTGCCGGGCGGCGTGGCCTGGAGCGCCGTCAACGCCTTTACCGATCTCTATCCCGACGCCTTTGCCGCCGACGGGCTTGCCACCGACGCTATCTTTGAACTCGTGCCGGGCAAGTCGCTGGTGCTCAACGTCATGGGCGGCGCCGACGCCAACGAGTTCGTGTTCTGCGACAATGCCGTCTACTACGTCCCGATCACTCCGGCGAACCCGCTGCGGCCCGGCTCGGTCAATTTCATCCTGGTCACCGCCGACGGGGCTGGCCCGGTGCAGCCGCGGCTGGCCGACGAGGTGGTGATCTACGTCGCTGCCGGCGGCAACAAGGTGATGGCGATCGTCTCGACCGGCTTTTCCTCGCGGCTCGAGCGTGCGATCGAACTCACCGCGATGCATACCCATCTGCTGGCGACGCCGATTGCAATCGCAGTGCCAACGGTCGGCGGCGACTTTGCCGAGCGCTATCTCTACGTGCTCAATGCCGATGGCACGCTCGCAGTCGGCAAGTATTCGCCCGATCTGAAAGACCTGAAGGAAGGCTCGATAGGCTGGTCGCCCTGGTCGGGCGGCAACGGCAAGTGGGTGGCCAGCGCCAACGCCGAGGTGATCTACACGACCGAATATGGGTCGCCCGCGGAATCGCTGGCCGAGCTCTCCGATAACACGCGCTATCTCGACGGCTCGCAGCTCTACAACACGCAGCCGCCTGGCCTGCCGATCCCCGGCGGCAAGGGCCCGCTCTGGTACATGGCGGGCCGCACCGTCGATCTGGTTGACGGCGGCGCCCGCATGATGGGCACCTATCAGGTCGACGCCAACGGCTTCATCGTCCCGCAATTCCAGGGCGGCGAGGATCTCACGAGCGCGACCCTCACGGCCGGCCAGGCCTGGACCGCAACCTTCGAACCGTTCTCCAGCATCGCCCAGGCCGGCCAGGACGTCGGCCAGCGTGTCAAGATGCGGCGTATCACGCGCTTCATGGTCTACGTGCAGGACTCGACGGGGTTTTTATTTGCCCAGCTCAACGGCGGCCCGCAGACGCCGACCTCGCCTCCACTTGGAACCATCATGCTGGTGGAGCGCGTGCCCGCCTGGAACATTGGCGACAACCCCACCCTGCCGCCGCCGCGGCGCGCCAGCGCGTTCGGCTGGCGTCCAACTGGCCGCTCGTACGATCCGCGCGCCGCCATCATCAAGGACACCCCCGGCCCGCTCACCATCATGGAAGCGGCCATGGAAATCACGGTGTAAAAATCATGGGCCAAGCAGCAGGCATTGCCGGTGCCGCATCGATCGCTTCCCTCGGGCTCACCGTCGCCAGCAGCCTCACCGAAGGCAAGGCGACGCAGGCCGCCGACGAGTTCAAGGCGGCGCATGCCGAGCGCGCCGCCGAGATCGGCCGCACCCAGGCCGAGCTCACCGACACCGTCATGCGCGAGAACCTCTCCACCACACTCGCCAACATCGACGTCATCCGCGCCGCCGGCCACGCCGACCCGACCTCGCCGACCACCGCCGCCGTCGAGGACTACAACCGCAAAATCTCGGAGCGCCAGCGCCTGGCCGCCGTCGGCACCCAGGAAGCGCAGGCCGACGAGGATGCCGCCTCGGCCCGCTACCTGCGCCAGGCCGGCGAGTTCGCAGTCACGCAGTCCTATCTCAAGGCCTTCACCCAGGTGGCCGGCGGCACCGCCCAGGCCTTCGGTCCCAAAGGATCGCTAAGCCAATTTGGCTAAGGAGACCGCATGGCCGACGTTCTGCCGATGATCCCCAACACCGTCCCGCAAGTGCGGGCACCGGAGTCACGCGTCTCGGGCGCCGACATCGCGCAGCCACGGCTGTTGCTGGCGCAGAACCTCGCGCGCGCCGGCGAGGTCATCGAGAAGGACGTCGCCGAACCGTTCGCAGAGAAAGCCGGCCACGAAGCAGTGCGCACCGACCCTAATGGAAACCTCATTGTCGATCGGATGCCCATCTTCGGGCCGGCCTCCATCACCTTCAAGAAGGCGGCGATGGAGACTGCGCTCTCGCAGACGCTGCCGAAGGTCGAGAGCGATCTCAACGAGATCAAGAACAAGTTGCCGAATGATCCGGCCGGCGTTCGCGTCGCCTCCAAGGAGTACGCTGACCAGACGATCCCAAACCTGCCGCCGGAACTGCGGCCTTCAGTGGCGGCGCAGATCGCCCGTTCGAGCGAGCACAACTACCGCAGCGCCACCGACCAAGCCGCGCAGACCAATCTCAGGCAGTTCCTGGAGACGCAGAAGGCGGCCCTCGTCAGCCTGCGCGAGGACATGACGTCGCTGGCGCGGCAGGGCGGCGTCGGTCAGCCGGAGTACAAGCAGAAGTTCGGCGAGATGCTCAGCGTCTATAAGAGCCTGGGCGACGACCCGCGCGTCCTGTACACGCCCGCGCGCGCCGAGCAGGAGATCTCCGACCATCGCGACGAGGACCTATCGCAAGCCATCCTCGGCAACGTGCTGCGCACCTACAAGACCAAGGCCAACATCGTCGAGGCACAGCACGCTCTGCGGGAGGCCTTCGACAACCCCGATCTCAAGCTCTCGCAGCAGAAGCGCGACAAGGGCGTCGTCGATGGAATGAAATTGCTCGAGCGTGTCAACGTCGAGGACAAGCTCGAGGTACAGCAAAACCAGGCGGCTATGACCGTCTACGAGAATAATATCAGGGAAGCGCCGAACAGCTACAACCAGATCAAGCACGACGACTATTACCAGAACTCCGCCAGGCTCAACGACTTCAAGAGCATGGCTAGGCTCGACGGAATCCGGATGATGCTGCCGTTGGCGCAGGCGTTCAAGAGCGCGACGCCTGAGGAGGCAATCCAAATCTCTCGGCAAATGGAGCGCGGTTTCATCCCGGCGTTGCGAATCCGTCTGTCCGATGCAGGCATCCAGGGCATGATTGAGCAGGAGGCGAAGCGCCAGGGATTGGACCCGCAGCTCGCCGTGACTATCGCAGCGCGAGAAAGCAGCGGCGACCCGCGCGCGGTGACGGGCAGCTACAAGGGCATCTATCAACTGTCGGATGAGGGGTTCAGGAAGTTCGGCGGCGGCGATATTTTCAATCCCGAGCACAACATCCGTGCCGGCATCGCTTCGCTCAAGGCCGATGCTGGAGCCTTCAAGGAGCATTTTGGCCGCGATCCTACTCCGACCGAGCTCTATCTCTCGCACCAGCAGGGTCAAGGCGGCATCGCCGCGCATCTGCAAAACCCCGACGCACCTGCCTGGCAGAATATGCTGTCGACCGCCGAAGGCCGCCAGAAGGGCGAAGCCTGGGCCAAGGCGGCGATCAAGGGCAACCTGCCCGACGCCCTGAAGTCGCAATCCGACACCGTGACCTCCGCGCAGTTCATGCAGGTCTGGGAGCAGCGTATCCAGGGCATCCCCTACGCCGGCACGGGCCTCGTCCCAGGACAGCGTATCAGTTCAGTCCGAAACGCCGATTTTATTAGGCTGTTTGAATCGACCGTCAAAGAGGTGCGCGAGTCGACCGGCCGCAATGCCACACGGATGGCCGAGCAAATCGTAACGCAGGCCAAGGAAGCGCCGATCCCAATCGAGACGCTCCAAACCTTCGCCGGCCTCGTCACGCTCTCCGGCAAAGAGGATCTGATCGACAAGATACAGCCGATGCTGCAAGGGCGCGCCATCGCCGACCAGCTCCCCGGCGGACCCGACGCTTCGGCAGCGCTGCTGTCCGAGATCGCGGCGCGGAAGAGTTCCGGTGTCGACCCGGCCACGTATAGCGTGCTGCAGGCGACCAAGGAGATCGCCGAAACCAACGCCAAGCAGGTGAAGGAAGCGCCGCTGATCGCCGCCTCGCAGAACGGCATCGGCCCAGCCGTGCGTCCTTTGCAGCCCAACACCCCAGCCCAGAACACAGCCGAACTCAGCGCGCGGGAAGACACGCTCCATATGATGCGGGCGTCCGGCTACAACATCGGCAACGTCAGTGCGATCGCCAACGATGCTGAAGGCAAGGCGCTCAATACGGCGCTCACCACCGGCGACGCGCGGGCGGCCGCGGGCATCCTCGACAGCATGCAGACGGCGCTCAAGCCCGAGACGTTCAAGGCTACGATGGAATCGCCGGAGATGAAATCCGCGCTGGGCGGCATGATCCGCAGCAAAGACCCGGCACGCATGACGGCGGCTTTCTCGGCGCTCGATGTGCTGTGGCGGAAGGATGCAGTGGGCTTCGCAAAGAACTTCAGCAGCGACGTGGAGATGTTCCACGCCTGGCTGGGACTGCGCACGTTCATGACGGCAGAGGACATGGCCGTGCGGTTCAATGAAGCGAACGAGCCATCAAAGATCGCCGAGAGAGAGAAGACCACTGCGGCGGCCAAAAAGGAGACGAAAGGCTGGACCCCGTCGGATGTCGCATATCAGATGGGCTCGGCCATGGGCATTCCCGGCACCGGCTTCATCTCGCGCAATATCACCGGGTCAACGCCGTCGGAGCCGCCGGTCGTGGTCGGCATGGGCGATGTGGGCGCCCAGATGCAGATCGAGTTCGAGGATCTCTACACCAATCAGCGCGCCTGGGGCCTGC